CGACGTCCGCACTGTGCTGGAGCTCGTGGAGCGCACTGTTACCGAGCGCGCCGCCGGCGCCGGCACCGGCGACATCACGGTGGCCACGGTGCCCAAGACCTGGCGCGAGGAATCGAGCAAGCAAGAGGCCTTGAAGCGCGTACGCGAGCGCGAATTGCTCGACCTCCAGCTAGCCAAGGCGCGCGGGGAAGTCGTCGCGCGCGTCGATGCCGAGGCGCTGGCCGCCGCGGTGGTGGCGCGAGCTCGGCGCGCGCTGCAATCGACGCATGCCGCGATGCTCGCCAAGGTGCCGGAGAAGTGGCGCACCAAGCTAGGGCCCATCATGGACGAGGCCGTGGAGGAATGGGCCAAGGCGCTCGCGGAGGGCGACCCGTGACGGACGCGGCGTGGATCGCAAGCGCGCTGGCCAAGGTGTGCGCGGGCGCCGCGCCAGGCGGCCCGCCGCCGTCGCACGCCGAAATGGCGGACGCCATGCTGTTGCCCGACGGGCCCGAGGCGGGGAAGCCGTGGAATTGGCGCGGCGAGCCGGCGCAGGCCGTGATTATCGATGCGCTCGACTCACCGGATTACCGGGCGATCGTCGCCGCCGGTCCGCGCCAGGTCGGCAAGACCCTTGGCACCGTCCACCTTCCGCTCCTGCGCGCCACGATCGGCGCCGGCCTCCCGAGCGTCTACGCGCTGCCGACGCTCGACGACGTAGACAAGGCGTGGGCGGCCAAGCTCCGGCCCGCGCTCATCGGATGCGGGTTTGAAAAATACATGCCGCGCAGCGGTGCGGGCAGCAAGGGCGGCCGCGGGTTCGGAATCCCCTTCCACGACTACGACGCGGCGCGCGCGCTCGGAACACTGCTGTTCATGGCCGGCGACGGCTACGGCGCGACGGCCGCAACCGTGGTCATCGATGAGGCGGATTGGTTCTCGCGCGGGAACGAGCCCAACCTGTCCGCGATCCACAACGTTTTCGCGTGCGCAAATTCGTTCGACGCCACCGGACGCTCGCGGCGCATCGTTACGTCCACCGTCGAATGGGACAAAGGCTCCACCATCCTCGCCGCGCTCGTCGAATCGACGGACGGGCGGCTGTGGTTCCAGTGCCCCGAATGCCAGCGATACCAGCCGCTCGCGTGGGATCGCGTGAAGTACGAGGGCAACGACGACGAGGCCGTGCGCCAGTCCGTGCGCTACCACTGCGCGAATTGTCCCGAGCAATGGACCGAGGCCACGCGCCGTGCTGCGCTGCGCCGGTACCGCTACGTTGCCCGCGGCCAGGCCGTGGACGAGCGCGGCCGCGTCACCGGCGAGCGCCCCCGCGCCGACGCGTTCGGGCTGCTGTGGACCGGCCTGGATTCCTCGCTGTTGGACATGCCGTCCCTGGCCGCCGAGCACGCGCGCGCCCGGCGCGGCCTCCAGTTGTCCCCGCCCGATCACGAGCCGATGCGCAAATTTACACGCATGCGGCTTACGGCCGGCTACACGAGCGACGCCGCGGACGACGAATCCGGCAAGCCGCGCCAACTCACGCGCGCGGCGCTGGCGGTGCGCAGTGCTTCCAGCACCTACGGCCCCGCCGCGGACGCGCGCGACGCGGACGGCGATTCCATCCACGTCGCACCGATGGCCGAGGGCGTGGAATTCATGTGCGCGACGGTGGACGTCCAACGCGGCGACGAGGATGCGCCGCCCCGCCTCTACTGGCTGCTTATGGGCGGGGACAGCTGCACGACGTCATGGGACCAGGCGTGGGGCTCCGTCACGCTGTCGCCACCCGGTAGCCAGGCGAACGTCCGCGACCTCCATGCCGGACTCGACCGGCTCAACGCGACGCTGGTGCGCTTGTGCCAGCAATACGACCGCCCGTTGTTGCGGCGCGGCGTGGACGTGGGCGACCGCCAGGACGAAATCCGCATGTGGCTGGCGCGCCATCCGGAGTGGTGGGCGATCAAGGGGAGCTCGGGCAGCATGGAGCGAAAGGACCCGTACGACCTGCCGGGATGGATCTACCGCCGCCCGCAGGAAAAGGACGGGCACGCCTGGCCGCTGTGGTTCGTGGACACCGACGGCGCGAGGCGCGAGGCGCAACAACGGTTCTACGTGGTGGCGGGGAACGCCGGCGCCGCGCACCTCCCGCGCGGCTTGAGCGAACAAACCACGCTCGTGCGCCACTACTGTTCAACCGCCGAAATCCCCGGCGCACGAGGCGCGACGCGGTGGAGCTCGGGCGCGAAGGATCGCCAGCACCATCCCGAATGGCAGCGGCGCAACGACTACCTGGCATGCCGCACCTACGGAATGGCGCTGCTCTACCAGTTGTCGCGCGAGCTCGCTGGCACGAGCAAGCAAGAGGATGCACCGGCACGTCCGGCGCAGGTCATCAAACCCCGGCGCGAGTTGCCGCCATGGCGGCGTCGCTCCAGCATCATGGACAGGCGGAGACGATGAGCACGGAACCCTCCACGTCCAATTTTGTGCGCTGGATATGGGCCCGGGTCCACCCGTGCCCCGTCTGCAAGGCCAACGCCTGGAAGGAAACCGGGCGCAAGGGGCGGAAGCAATACCGCGCGTGCACACAGTGCGGGCACACGTTTTTCGTTCTCCCGTGCGCGCGCGAATGGCTACCGGACCCGGGGGGCGCAAGCGTCATTACGGAGGCCTAGTAGGTCGTTGCAAGTTTCCAAAAAGCAGACTTGACGGGGTTGCAAGTACGACCGGGACGTGGCAAGCCTGCGCGCCATGCCGTCCGGATTTGAGGATTACGCGTCCCTGGAATTCTCCGCGCCGGGACTCGCCCTCATTCGCGCGCAGTCGCACCGGACGTGGCTGCTCCAGCAAATCGAAGCGCGCACCTCGACCGAGGGCACGAGTTTTGACCCCCAGCCGTTCCTAGCGCTCGTGGACATCGTGGACCGCGACGTGGCCCGCCTCGCCGGCCGCGCGGACTACGGCTCGCGCCCGCGGTTCATCCCAACGCGGCGCGTCGATCCGCGAGGCATCAACCGTGGCGCGTAACCTCGTCGCCACCCTGCGCGGGCTCTTCCGTCGCCCGGCTCCGCGGGCTAATGCGCTCGCACCGACGGCGCCGCGCGTCCGGCAAGCCGTGCTCATGAGCGGGCCCGAGATTCGCCGCGCCGCGCAGGTTGTCACGGCGATGCGCGGCAGCTTCCGTGCGACCGAGAACAAGCGCACGCGCACGCATTTCACGCAGGGATCCGGCGACATGCACGCCGACCCGTATACGCGCCGCATGTCGCGCGAGCTCGCGCGCGACCTCCACCGCAATTCCGGCCCTTTCTTCGCCATGCTCAACCGCTGGACCCGCCTCGTGGTCGGTAGCGGTGTGCAGGTCCGGCCCACGACCAGCAATCCCGAATGGAACCGCCGCGCCGCCGAGGCGTTCGACCGCCGCGCGAAGAGCACGCGCAGCGGCCTGGACGCCCGCGGGATCCGTTCGTGGTACGCACTGCAACGCCTGTTCGCGCAGCAATTGTGCATCGATGGCGATATGGGCGTGCTGAAGTTGGCGGATGGCACCGTGCAACTGATCGAAGCGGAGCAAATCGACGGGGGCGAGCCGGTCATGGTGCCGGGCGCCACGCAGGTATTTAACGGCGTGGCGATGAACGATGCCGGCCGCGCCCTCGCGTATTTCGTCCGTGACTACGCAAACCGCGGCGAGGCGCACCCGATCGCCCCGGAGCTTATGCCGTTCCAGGCGCTCACCGGGCGCTATTCGCAGACGCGCGGCCTTCCCCTGCTGGTGTCGTGCCTCGACGATTTCGAGATGTCGGATTCCTACGTGGAGTCCGAGGTTATCGCAGCCGAGCAAGGCGCGCAGGTTTACGGCGCTATCGAATTCCCGCTAGGCCAAGACCCATACGGAGCGCTGGACGAGACGGACCGCACCGGCGCCAACCCGGGCCACATCCGCGGCGGCGTGAATGGCGCCGGTGAGGTGGATTGGCAGCCGACCACCGCCGGTTCGCTGATGATGCTCGGCAACGGCCAGAAATACGTCCCGATTAACCCGCAGCGCCCGAACCGCGACGCGGAACCGTTTTCCATTTTCCTGCTGCGTGGCTATTCCTCCGTTCTCGGCCTGCCGTACGAAATTGTTTACGACGACCTGCGCGGACTTTCGTGGAGCACGTCGCGCGCGCTGATTAGCTCGGCGCGCCAGACGCTCCACGTTTGGCAAACCGAATTGCTCGCGCCCGTGTTCTCGGACGTCTACCGCTGGACCATCGCGCGCATGATCGAAGCGGGCGAGCTCCCGCGCATTTCGGATTGGGACAAGCACGAGCACGAATGGCCCGAGCTCGAATGGCCGGACCCGCTCAAGGAAACGCAGCAGGCCGCCGCCGCCATCGCGCTCGGCAAGACCAGTTTGCACCGCGTGTGCGGCCAGTCGTGGGAGGCGATCCTTAACGAACAGGCGCAGGAAGCCGCGCACCGAGACGCGCTCTTTGTGCGTCGCGTCGTCGCCGCGGAAAACGCCATCGCGAAGGCGCGCGAGGAAGTGCCGGGCCTGTCGCTCACCTGGCAGCAGGTCGTCGCTGCCGTCGCCACCACCACCCCGCAGACGGTTGGCGCCTACCTCACGGCGCCGCCGAGCGCGCCCGGCGCGCCCGCACTCGACGACGAGCAACCCCCAGCGGCAAAGGACGCCAGCGATGAAGAGTAGCGCGGCCGTCTATTGTTTCTCTAGCCAGGCCGCCGCGCCCGCGAATGACGCGGCGCGCTGGCACCTCAACAACGGCACCCCCATGGAGGTGTGCGTGTCGGGGCTCAACGACGACGCGCGCGGCTTCCCCCAGCCGGTCCACGTCGTGCTGGACCTGTCCACGCTGAGCGCCGCCGGCGCTCGTGTTCCCGCGCTGCTGGAGCACGTGCCGGGCAACGTCGTCGGATTCTGGGAAGGCGTCTCCATCGATCCGCTCGGCGGTGTCTCGGCGGCGCTCAACCTGCCGGAGCCGACCACGGAGGCGGAGGCCGCGTCCATGCCGGACGTCGTCCGCCTGCGCGCGTTCATGCGCAGCGGCCAGCCGTGGCAAGCCAGCGTCGGCGTCCGTCCCGGCCCCGCCGGCGAATACCAGCGGATCGAGCCCGGCCAGTCCGTGAACATCAACGGCCAGACCTTCACGGCCGGGGATGTTCCTTTCTACGTCCTGCGCGGCGGCGTCATTTTTGAAGCGTCCGTGGTGACGTTCGGCGCCGACTCGCAGACCGGACCCCTTGCGGCGCGGCGCCTCGCCGCCTCGCGTCTCTCCACCCCGCCAGCAAAGGCACCGAAAATGCACGACCGAATCAAAGCGCTCCTCGCCGCGTACCCCGACAAGCGGCATGGCCGCATTATGTCCCTGCTCGCCGCGCAGGCGACTGACGAGGATATCGCCAAGGACATCGCCAAGACCGAGGGCGACGAGAAAACCGCCGAGCTCGAAGAGAAAATTAAGGCGCAGGCCGCGCGCATCGCGGAGCTCGAAGGCAGCAACGCGGCCGCCGCCGCCGCCGCCAAGGCTGCGTCCGACGCCGCCGCCGTCACCGCGGCCGCCAGCGCGAGCTCCACCGGCGTCGCGTTCGCCGGCGCCGGCCCGAGCAAGACCGCCCCCACCAGCATCCTCGCGGCTCTCGCGCTCCACGCGTCCGAGCACAAGGGCATGGCGTGGGAACAGCGCATCGACCGCGTGCTCGCGGCTTACCCCAGCCTGCGCACCAGCGCGGCCCCCACCAAGTAACCCACCAACCTAGGAAAAAACCGTGTACCACGACCAGCCCACCGCCCAGACCCTCCCCGCGTCCGCCGCCTTCGATGCGTTCCTCCTCCTCAAGCTCAACGCGGGCAAGTGGGACGTTGCCGGCCTCGCTGACGTCGCCATCGGCGTTTCGATGAGCGAATATGTTATCGACCAGGCGTGCGCGCCCCGCCGCCCCTCGGCCGGCTCGCTGCCGTGCACCGCCTCGCAGGCCATCGCCGTTGGCGATGCGGTCGTGCAGGCCGCCGGCGGCAAGGTCCGCAAGCTCGTCGGCCTCGCCGCGGGCTCTTACCGCCTCGTCGGCATCGCGCTTTCGCCCGCAACCGCCGATGGCGATTACCTGGAAATCGAGCCCGTCGGTTTCGGCACCCTCGCGGTTGTCGTCTGAGCCACACCCACAACCCCCACCAATCTAGAAAGACCGCACCATGACCACGATTAACAACCGCGCCGCGACTCCGCTTCCGGAAATCGCGCTCCGCCTGCTCGGCTCCGTGCTCGCGCTCGACGGGTTCGCCGCCCAGAAAATCCTTCCCGCCTACCCCGTCAACGTTCCCCAGGGCCTTATCCCCGTGGACGTGATGGACCGCCGGATTTACTCGGCGTCGCGCGATCCGCTCGGCGGCTTCCTCCGCATCGCGACCGAGATCGACAACAAGAATTTCCACACCGCCGAGGCGGGCCTGGAAGCGCTGCTGTTCGACGGCGAGTTGCCGCTGTATGGCGACCTTGCTACCGGCCAGATGAAAAAGGCGCGCCAGGTCGTCCTGTCGCTCCTGCTGGCCCGCGAAGTGTCGGCCGCAAATATCCTGTTCAGCACGACCACCTTTGACGCCGCCCACCGCGTGGACGTCGCCAACGCCGACCGCTTCGACGCGGCCGCCGGCGCCAACCCCATCAACACCTTGTCGGCCGCGCTGACGCAGGTGGAAAACCGCATCGGCGTCCGCCCCAATAAGCTCGCCATTCCCTCGGCGGCTTATAACGCGCTGACCCGCCACCCGGCCTTCCTGGCCGAGGTGAAGGCGCTCCCCGCTTATTCGGGCCTCGGCTCGGGCGTGGTGCCGTCGATCGTTCCGGCCGCGACTCTCGCCGCGCTGCTGGAGCTCGAAGAGGTGATCGTGCTTCGCCACCAGAAAGACACCGCCAACCGCGCGAAGGCCTCGGCCCTTGCCCCGCTGTGGGACAAGACCAAGGCGCTCGCCTTCTACTCGAAGCCGATCGAAAACGAGGATATGAGCCTCGGCCATACCTTCATCTACGACGAGGGCCTGGTGCGCTCGGCGCAGACGGTTTCCGCCGACCTCGAAACCAACGCCGCTCTTGCCTTCAAGGTGGACACCTACCGCGAAGAGGCCAAGACCGCCGACGTTGTGCGCGTCCGCGAAAACCTCGTGCAGATGGTCACGAACGAGGACGCCGGCTGCCTTCTGACCAACATTCTCCCCGCGTAATTCTGAATTCGGCCGAGTTGAACGACACCCCCGCGGGCTATCCCGCGGGGGTGCATGTGGGAACACACCATGGCCGCCGCTACCCTCGACATCGTAATTTCCCAGGGCGCAGACTATCGTTTGCGCGTCACGTCTACCACGCGCGCCGATGGCACGCCTTGGAACCTGACCACGCCGGGAACCACTATCCGCGGAAAGATCCGCGACACTTTCGACGCCGGCGCTTCGCTGGTGGATTTCACCGCCACCGTTACCGATGCCGCAACGGGCGCTTTCGACCTCACCCTAACCAACGTCCAGACGGCAGGCCTCGCCGTGTCGGGCAGCCTTGAGTCGCGCGAACGAACCGGCGCGCTCGGCGTCTACGACGTGGAGTTGGTCGAAGGGTCCGAGGTGACGCGCATTCTGGAAGGCGACGTGCGCTTGAGCCGTGAGGCGACCAAGTGACCGACGTTGCGCTTACCGTCCAGGCCTCGCCGTCGGTTGCGCTCACTGTTTCCGGCGGCGCCACCGTCGCCACCACGCAATCCGACGTCGCGCTGTCCGCCATCACGCAAAGCGTTTCGCTTGTCGTGGAGGTTCCGGAAATCCAGGTGAACGTCGGCAGCGGGGGCGGCGCCGAGCTCGGCAGCGCGACCCCGCAGACGGTTGGCTACGGCCCCGGCAGCGCCGGCGTTGCCACGCTGGGCGCGCGCGAGGACCACAGCCACGAGCTAGAGGCGCACACCCACACCGCGTCCGAGCTCTCGGATTTCGCGGAGGCGGTGCAGGACGTCGCCGGCGCGCTGCTGGCCGTCGGCATCGGCCTTTCGGGCGCCTACAACGACGCCGGCGGGACGTTCCCGCTCGCCTTTGACACCGCGTGGGGCGATGCGCGATACGCGCCGCTTTCGCACACCCACGCATGGGCCGACATCACCACCGGCAAGCCCACGACGCTCGCCGGCTACGGCATCACGGACGGCCAGCCGCTCGACGCCGACCTTACGGCCTTGGCGGCGCTGCCGTCCACCGCCGGGTTGCTCGCGCGCACCGGCGCCGGGTCGTTCACCGCGCGCACCCTCGTGGCGCCCGCTGCGGGCCTCACGGTGGCCAATCCGACCGGCGCCGCGGGCGACCCCACCCTGGCGCTCGCAAACGACCTTGCAGGCCTGGAAGGGCTCTCCGGCACCGGCTACGCCCGGCGCACCGGGACGGACACCTGGACCCTAGACACCACCATCCCGTGGGCATCCGTGAGCGGGGCCCCGTCCAGCTACACGCCGAGCGCCCACGCCAGCACCCACGCCGCCGCCGGCTCCGACCCGCTGACGCTGGCGCAGTCGCAGATTACCGGCCTCGTGTCCGACCTCGCGGGAAAGCAACCGCTCGACTCGGACCTTACCGCCATCGCGGCGCTGGTGTCCGCTGCCAACAAGCTGCCATATGCCACCGGCGCGGGCACGTGGGCGCTTGCCGACCTGACCGCGTTTGGCCGGTCGCTCATCGACGACGCCGACGCCGCGACCGCCCGCACCACGCTCGGCCTG